GAATTTACCAAATTATGCGGGTGAACTCTTTACGGCTGATCCCGCCCAAACCCCGTTTCTTTCTATGATTGGCGGGCTTACGGGCGGCAGACAGACCGACAATTTTGAATTTCCTACCGCCGTTCTTTATGACTTCCCGGAAGCGGAGCAGCCGGAGATTTCCGAAAGTGCTTCCGCAACAGCCCCGACAGCAAGCCACATTGCAAGGCAGCAGGAAAAGAATGTTGTTCAGATTCATCAGGAAGTGATTGATCTGACCTATGCGAAACAGAGCAATTCCGGCAGAATGTCCGGGCTGAACACGGCGGGGCAGAACCCGAACCCGGCAGATGAAAAGGCGTGGCAGATTCAGCAGAAATTGATTAAGATTGCCCGTGATTTGGAATTTTCCTTCATTCGTGGCACTTATCAGATTTCCACGGCGGCGAATGTCGCAAATAAAACCCGTGGTATGCTGGAACTTTGCACTTCCGACACCGGAACTTCCATTGCCGCCGCTGATGCAGCCCTGAACAAGAATTTGCTGGATCAGCTTTTCCGTGAAATGGCTGACAATGGGGCGTACTTTGGTAAGATGGTTCTGTTTTGCGGTGCATATCAGAAACAGGCTATTACCAATCTTTACGCCGATCAGTTCAAGGCGAATATGCAGACTACGCAGAATGTGGGCGGTATGAATATCACAGAGATTGAAACCGACTTCTTCAAGATGGGTATTGTTTGGGATCGCTTTATGCCGAATGATTCCCTTCTGATTGCGGATATGGCACATATCGCCCCGGTATTTCAGGCAGTTCCCGGTAAGGGCGTACTGTTTCAGGAAGATTTAGCAAAAACGGGTGCTTCTGACAAGGTGCAGATTTACGGGCAGATCGGGCTTGCACATGGTCCGGCTTTCCTTCACGGTGCTATTACCGGGCTGAAAACAGCCGTAGCGTAAAGAAAGGGTAAGGTGATTGTATGTTCAAAGTGACAAAGAAATCGAAAACCCCTAACATTCTTTGGGATGCTTCCAGTAACCGCCCCCTTTGCAGATTTGTAAAGGGGGTATTTGAAACCAATGATGAAGCCGTTGCTTCCAAACTGGAGGGTTTGGGGCATACGGTTGAAGGGGAAGCTGGTGCAAAGCCCCTTGATGAAATGAATGTTGGCGAACTGAAAGCCTATGCTGCGGAACGCAACATTGATTTTGGCGGGGCTAAATCGAAAGCTGATATTCTGAAAGCCATTCAGGAAGCAAGGGCGGAAGGGTAAGGCGGTGATCCAATGCTGGAAATGGTAAAAGAACGGCTGAAATCGTTTGGGTATGAGTTGCAGGAAGGGGATGAATTCGCCCTTGCCTTTTCAATCCAGAAAGTGGAAAACACCATAAAGAACGATTGCAACACGCTTTCTGTACCTGATGGTTTAGTAAATATCGCTGTTGATATGGCGGTAGGCGAATTCCTGACGGCAAAGAAAACTTTTTCGCCGGATAGCATTGCAGGGCTTGATTTAGATATGGCGGTAAAGCAGATACAGACAGGCGACACCAACACCGTATTTGCAACCGGGGAAGGGAGTTTGACCGCTGAACAGAGGTTGAACGCTTTCTTGAACTATCTTCTGACTTACGGAAGGGATGAATTTTCGTGTTACCGAAAAATCAGGTGGTGAAGCTGACCGCCGCACAAAAAGCGGTAAGGAAAGCGATTGAAAGCACCTATTCAGGTGTTTGCACCATTATTGAACGCCGGGATGTGCGGGATGAAAAAACCAAAATCACCCGGAAGAATGAAGAAGTTCCCGTTGTCGAAAATCAGCCTTGCAAGCTATCCTTTGAAAAATTGAACGCCGTTGTTCAAACTGACATGGTGGCAAAGCAGACACAAGGTACAAAGCTATTCATAGCACCGGAAATCAAAGTAAAACCTGGTTCAAAAATCGTTGTGGAACAAAACGGCGTAACAACCGAATATTCCGCAAGCGGGGTTCCTGCTGTTTATCCATCCCACGTGGAAATTAAGCTGGAACTGTTTAGGGGGTGGGCTTAATGGCAAACATGGGTGGGTTTTCGGTTGCAGGAATGAAGAAACTTCAAAAGCAGTTGAACAAACTTCAACAAGGGGATGTTGAAGCATTCATCGATGCTTGTGCAAAGGAACTTGCCGCGCGCCTACTGGCAAAAGTTATCAAGCGTACACCTGTGGGGGATTACTCAAAAGAGATTGAAGTGGTTGCAAAGAGAAATTCAAAGCACCACAACAAGGGTGATACCTACACGAAAAAAGTAAATCCATCGGGAAAGATGGGCGGTACACTTCGCCGGGGCTGGACTTCCAAAACCCACGCAGAAACTGCAAGTGGCAGCGGAAAGGGCGAAAATGCGAAAGCATACGCCGATTCCCTTACGATCCACCATTACGGAAACACCCTTGTTATTGAGATAGTGAACCCGGTTGAATATGCTTCCTATGTGGAGTACGGACACCGGACAGCCAATCGTAAGGGGTGGGTGCAGGGGCGGTTCATGCTTACGATTTCGGAACAGGAAATACAGAATATAGCCCCAAAAGTGCTTGAAAGCAAAATTAAAAAGTTTTTAGGGGAGTGCATGAAATGATAAATTCCATAATTGCATCCATCAGCATTTCCTTAAATGCTGAATTTGGTGATGAATACACCACTTATACAGAATCCGTTGAACAGGGTTTGAAGGAACCTTGTTTTTTTCTGTCCTGTATAAACCCCACAACCCGGGTATTTCTTGGAAAACGGTATTTCAGGAAGAACCAATTCTGCATACAATATATTCCAAGCGCCAAAGACCGGGCGAAGGAAGAGTGTAATGCAGTTGCCGAAAGGCTTTTTTTGTGCCTTGAATATATCACTGTTGGCGATGATTTAATGCGGGGTGCAAAAATGAAATATGAAGTAGTAGATAGTGTTCTGAATTTTTTTGTGAATTATGATTTATTCGTTTACAAGATAACTGATTCTAATGTCATGGAAGAAATTTCGGCAGATGTTATTGCGGAAAGACAGGAGGTATAAATGACGGTAAAAAAGACAGCTCCCCCGGCGATAAATGAACAGGGGAAAGTTGAAAGTTTATTTTCAAAACAACAGCTACTTACGGCTGAACGCTTTCAACACAGGAAGGATATTGTAAACGCCCTTCTTTCTGCCGACAGGCAGTATACGGTGTCGGAAGTAGAAAAGATAGTTGAAAAATATATGAAAGGACAGGTGAGGTAGGATGGCTTTAGGTGGAGGGACTTTTATTGCTCAGAACAAGGAACTACCGGGGACATATATTAATTTTATTTCAGCCACCTCCGCAACTGCCGCCCTTTCCGGAAGGGGGATTGCTACAATGCCCCTGGAACTGGATTGGGGGCGTGACGGGGAAGTGTTTGAAGTAACTATTAAAGATTTTCTGGAAGATAGCTTGAAAATCTTCGGATATACTTATGGCCATGACAGATTAAAGGGACTTCGTGATCTGTTTCTGAATACACAAACCCTCTATGCATATAAACTGACTTCAGGAGGGACAAAAGCGGAAAATGATTTTGCAGAAGCATTGCATGGCGGTATCCGTGGGAATGATTTGAAAATTGTTATCCAGAAGAATGTTGATGATGAAACCCTGTTTGATGTAAAAACGATTTTTGATACAGCAGTTGTGGATGAGCAAACAGTAAAAACAGCAGATGAACTTGTCGCAAATGATTTTGTGTCGTTTAAAGCATCGGCTACTTTGTCGGTAACGGCAGCATTGCCCCTTTCCGGCGGTGAAAATGGGACAGTTGATGGGGCTGCCTACCAGGATTATTTGGATAAGATTGAAACCTACACATACAACACGATGGGGGTTGTAGTAACGGACGATGCTACAAAGGGACTGTTTGATTCTTTTGTAAAACGTTTGCGTGATGAAATGGGGATTAAGTTCCAGCTTGTACTTTATAGCAAGGCGGCTGATTATTATGGGACTATCAGTGTGAAGAATAAAGTACTTGATAGTGGCTGGAGCGAGGCAAGCCTTGTTTATTGGGTTACAGGAGTTTCAGCCGGGTGTGCAGTAAACAGGAGTAATCAGAACAGGGTTTATGATGGTGAATTCAACATCAATGCAGATTACACACAGAATGAGCTGAAAAAAGCTATCCGGTCAGGGGAATTTGCGTTGCATAAGGTCGGTTCTGATATCCGTGTATTGGAAGATATAAACACAATGGTTACTGTTTCCGATACGCAGGGTGATATTTTCAAGGATAACCAGACCGTGCGCGTGATGGATCAAATCGCAAATGATATTGCGGTTTTGTTCAACACAAAGTATTTAGGCGTTGTCCCAAATGATGCAGCGGGAAGAATTTCCTTTTGGTCGGATATTGTGAAGCACCATGAACAATTGCAGGAAATCAGGGCGATCGAAAATTTTTCAGATTCTGATGTGACTATTGAACAGGGAGATACAAAGAAATCTATTGTAGTTACTGACCTTGTAACGGTTATAAATGCGATGAGCAAATTATATATGGCCGTTACAGTGGCATAAGGAAGGGGGTGGGACAGAATGAACGGCAATGTAGTTATGAAAGCCAAAGACACGGTATTTGCGGCTCTAGCTGAATGTTTCGTGATTATCGGGACGAACCGCTATAACTTCATGCAAGCTATCAATCTCGAAGCAAAATTTGAGAAAACGAAAACGGAAGTTCCGATTCTGGGAAAAACGGGTAAGGGTAACAAAGCTACGGGATGGAAGGGGACGGGCAGCGCAACCTTTCATTACAACACTTCTATTTTCCGCCAAATGATGCTTGATTATAAGGACACCGGGAAAGATACTTATTTTGAAATACAGATCTCAAATGAGGACAGCACATCTGCCGCAGGGCGCCAGACAATCGTCTTAGTGGATTGTAACATTGACGGTGGTATCCTGGCAAAATTTGACGCTGACGGAGAATACCTTGATGAAGATATGGATTTTACATTTGAGGATTTTAAAATGCCGGAAAAGTTCAAGGACTTGGATGGTTTCGTTACAAAATAAAAATTAACGGAAAGAGTGAACCCTACTTTTGTGTGGCTTATAAGCCCATATAAGTGGGGGTGCATATTCCAATATGAACAATGAAAGGAATAATATAAAATGTCTAAATTCGCTAAATTTATGAAAAGCAATAAAACTGTAAAAGAGAATGAGTTGCACCCGGTTACAAAATCCCTTTGCGATGAAAAGGGAATCCCCCTTGACTGGGAGTTCCGGCACATCACATCAAAAGAGAATGAGGAAATCAGGGAAAGCTGTACGGTAGACCTTCCAGTAACAGGGAAACCGAACGTATACCGCCCGAAGCTGAAATCAAGCCTCTATATCCGCAGGATGATAGCAGCTTCCATTGTCGTGCCGGATTTATTTAATGCCGATTTGCAGGATTCTTATGGTGTGAAAACGCCTGAAGATTTGCTTGTGGAAATGGTCGACGATCCGGGGGAATACAATGACCTTGCTGCCTATGTGCAGAAGTTTCAGGGTTTCAATGTTTCTTTTGAAGATAAGGTGAATGAAGCAAAAAACTAATAGAAGAAGGGGATTGGGAAGCAAATTTTGCTTACTATGCCCTTCTGAAACTTCACATTTTACCTTCCGTTTTCCTTGCTATGGATGAGCAGGAAAAGGCTTTTACCGTGGCGGCAATCAAGGTGAAAATGGAAGCTGACAAAAAAGAGAAAAAGAAGATTGAAAGTAAATCCAAAAAGAAAGGTAGGTGATCCGCATGGCTACAATCAGAACAGCGATTGAATTACAAGATAACTTTACAAGCGTTTTGTATCAGGTTATCAATTCCGTAAATTTGGGGCTTTCCGCTATGGAAGATTTGCACCAAACAATGAACAGCCCCGTTGATACGGCTTCCATTGAAGCAGCAAGGGATTCAATCAATCAGGCTACTATTGCAGTTCAACAGTTGGATGCAGCTATGCAAGGGATTGAAACCCCTGAAACACAAACACCTACCGCCCCGCAGAGTTCAGCCCCGGTTGTGATTCCCGTGCAGCCGGATGTGCCTGATCCTTTGGTGGAGCAGCCACCCCCTGTTGATGTGCCGATTGAACCGGAACAGCCCGAACCCGTGGAAGTTCCGGTTCATTGGCAATCTGACACTTTGGAAGTTTTCACAAATTCCGGGGTGGAACGATTTGAACAGGAAGTTCAAAGTGCAAACAATATGTTGAACACTTTGAACCAAACCCAAAGCCGGATTGCAGAAACGGCGGCACAAACTGATTTGTTCCCGGCAAACGCTGTTGCTGATATGAACAATATGCAAAGCCGCTTGCAAGCAATTCAGCAGCGTATTCAGACAATCGAAAGCAACCCCCTGAATATGGGTACAGACACCGCAAATACGGAATTGGAACAGTTGCGGGGGCAGTTAGATCAGGCAGTTCAGGAACAACAGAATTTGAACCGTGCTGTTGATAACATGGATGTTCAGGCGGCAAATGAAGCCTATTTGCGGTTGTCGCAGACAATAGGCAATACTGAAAGATATATCCGTGATAATGTTGACGAACAAGGGCGGTTCAATCGTGAAATTGAAGAAGGCACGAATGAAGCCAATGAACTAATGCAGACAATCAAGGGTGCAGTTGCAGCATACGCCACAATTCAAACCGTTTCAGCGGCGTTGAATTTGTCGGATCAGCTTACTTCCACCACTGCCCGCTTGAACTTGATGAATGACGGTTTGCAAACCACGCAGGATTTGCAGAATATGATTTTCCTTTCAGCGGAACGGGCGAGGGGAAGTTATCAGGCAACCGCTGATGCCGTTTCCAAACTTGGGCTTATGGCGGGCGATGCGTTTGGCAGTTCAGAAGAAATAATCGCTTTCATGGAACAGGTGAACAAGCAATTCACTATTGCCGGGACAGAAGCGGCGGGTATTGATGCCGCTATGTTACAGCTTACACAGGCAATGGGTTCAGGCGTTCTCCGCGGCGAGGAATACAACAGTGTTTTGGAACAAGCCCCGAACATTATTCAGGCAATTGCTGACTATATGGAAGTACCAAAAGGACAATTAAAGGATATGGCGGCGGAAGGGCAGATTACAGCAGATATCGTAAAAGCGGCTATGTTTGCGGCAGCAGATGAAACGAATGCAAAGTTTGAGAGTATGCCAAAAACATTTTCACAGATTTGGACTTCCTTTCAGAATAATGCGTTGATGGCGTTCCAGCCCGTTCTCCAAAGAATGAATGAAATTGCAAACAGTGAAGCATTCCAAGAATTTGTAAATGGTGCAATTGAAACCCTTTCAGTGGTGTCGGGCATTACACTTGAAATCTTTGATCTGCTTGCCGCTAGTGCGCAGCTTATAGCTGATAACTGGTCGTGGTTATCCCCTATCATTTACGGCGTAGCCGGGGCTTTGGCGGTTTACTATGGTGCGCAGGTGATAGCAAATACTATTAGCACGATTAGTAAAGGGGTTCATGTTGCGATGGCCGTCGCACAAATGGTTCATGCGGCAGCAACAGGTACTTTAACTGGCGCGACTGCGGCAGAAATTGCAGCGCAGAATGGGCTGAATGCGGCGTTGCTTGCTTGTCCTATCATGTGGATAATTATTTTGATAATAGCCCTTGTTGCTTTGTTTTACGCAGCAATAGGGGCGATAAATAAGTTTGCTGGGACATCCATTTCTGCAACAGGTGTTATTTGTGGTGCATTTATGGTAGGGGCGGCGTTTATTGGAAACCTGTTTGTTACGCTTATTAATTTTGTGATTGATATTTTTGCCGTGCTTTGGAACTTTATAGCGACATTTGTAAATTTCTTTGCGAATGTGTTCACAGACCCTGTAGGGGCAATTGCCCGCCTGTTTTTTGATTTGGTTGACACGGTGCTTTCGCTGCTCCAGTCTTTGGCAAATGCGATTGATACGATTTTTGGTTCAAATCTTGCCGGGAGTGTCCAGGGGTGGCGCGATTCACTTGGCGGATGGGTAGATTCTACTTTTGGCGAGGGTGAGGAGGTCATGGAAAAGGTAGATCCTAAGTCCATGCACCTGAAACGGTTTGAATACGGTTCTGCCTGGGATGCCGGGTATAAATTCGGCCAGGGCATAGATGAAAGCATTGCAAACTTTGATCCAGCGTCTTTATTTGATACGAACATACCGGATGCAGGTAATTATGGTGATTTGAGCAATTATGGGGGCGCGCTTACTAATATTGGGAACGGCGTGGACGATATTTCTGGGAACACAGGGAAAATCGCCAACAGCATGGAAATTTCGAATGAGGAATTAAAATATTTGCGGGATATCGCAGAAAGGGATGTAGTGAACAGATATACGGCTGCGTCTATTAAGGTAGATATGACAAACCACAATACAATTAATAATGAAATGGATTTGGACGGCGTAACAGAACATTTAAGGACGACGATTGAAGAACAGATGAGTGCAACAGCAGAGGGGGTGCATTAATGCCATATCATATGTACATTACAGACTCGAAGAAAAATGTAGTCGCTTTCCCGGTGGCTCCGGCGAAACTCAGCATTAAAATTAATAACCAGAATAAGACGCTCACTCTCATAAATGGGGGTGAGGTCAACTTAATAAAATCCCCAGGGCTTACAGACATAGCCATTGACGAATTGCTTCTTCCGGCGGTGCAGAAATACCCTTTTGCAGTATACGAAAATGGTTTCCAGAACGCGAAGTATTACCTTAAAAAGCTGGAAAAATGGAAGAAGTCAAAAAAGCCAGTGACATTTACGATGTCAAGGACAACCCCGGATGACAGGAATCTCCTTTGGGATACGACGATGGATGTGACGATAGAGAGCTATGAAATTATAGAGGATGCAGTAAAGTATGGGCTTGATGTGGCAGTTAAGCTCAGGATGAAGGAATACAGGAGCTGGGGCGCAAAGAAAACGAGGAAAACGAAGCAGAAGGCAAAGACCTATACGGTAAAAAAGAAAGATACCCTGCTTAAAATTGCAAGGAAACAGCTGGGGGATGGCTCAAAGCGGAAAAGCATTTATAAGAAGAACAAAAAAGTAATTGAACAGGCAGCAAAAAAACACGGAAGGAAATCTTCTTCAAAGGGCCGCTTTTTGTACGCCGGAACGAAATTGAAACTGCCAAAGTAGGAGGAAGGCATGGCAAAAGATATTGTAGATATAGCATTGGGCGAGGTAGGGTATGCCGAGACAGGAAACAACCTGACAAAATACGGCCAGTGGATGTGTATGAATGGATATGCATGGTGCCATATGTTTGTATCATGGTGTGCGGCGCAAGCGGGTGAAGCTTCTGCGGTACCTTACACTGCATCTTGTTCTACAGGTATAAGCTGGTTCAGCGGTAGAGGGCTTTACAAGCTGAAAGGGCAGTACACACCCAAAAGGGGCGATATTATTTACTTCGGGGGGACGCATGTCGGCATTGTAGAAAGGTCTGAAGGGGGCACGGTTTATACTGTCGAAGGGAATAGTTCAGATCGGGTAGCACGGAGAAGCTATTCCCTGAATGATGGAAAAATTACTGGTTATGGCGTACCACAATATTCAAGCCTGAACAGGGTGAACGGGTATAGCGGTTCAACAGGCAATACAGGCAGTTTAGGGAACGTAAGTGGTTCAGGCAGTTCAGGCAGCCAGACAGGGAATGCCAAGAAGGTAAAAAAGACATCAGCCGAGGAACTCGCCTACTTGCGGAAAATCCTTGAAAAGAAAAAGAAAACCCCAGCTAAGAAAATTAGCCTTACGCCTAAAAAAACAAATCTGCTTCCAAATGTAAATGTCAAAGTAATCGTAACAAACGGAAAAAAACAGTTTACAGTACCTGTAAAAGAAGGGATGAAAATTACATGGGAAAGAAAAGGGGCACCGGGAAAGCTGACCTTTGAAGCAGTGTCTGAGAAGAAATTTAAAATTGTAGAAGGAAATTCCGTGCTGGTGCTGGTGGATAATGTGAAGATGTTTTATGGTTTTGTGTTTACCCGCCAGAAATCAAAAGACGGAATCATGTCGTATACCGTGTACGATCAGCTCCGCTATCTGAAGAACAAAGATACCCTTATTTATAAAAAGAAAAGGGCAGACCAACTTATCCAGATAATCGCTGAACGCTTCCACCTTAATTGCGGAAAATTAGCAAACACAGAATATGTTATCTCCGGGATAGAGGACGATTCAGAGCTGTTTGACATGATCCAGAATGCCCTGGACAAAACTCTGCTGACAAAAAATAAGATGTATGTACTTTACGATAAAGTGGGGAAACTGAGGCTGGTGAATGTGGCAAATATGAAAGTCACAGATTGTCTGGTTGATGGGGAAACAGGGGAGGACTATACGTATAAGACTACAATTGACGATGGCGTATATAACCAGATTAAACTGGTATATGAAAATGAGGACAAAGGAAGTTATGACCTTTATATCGCAAAAAGCTCAAAAAGTATAAATAGCTGGGGGCTGCTCCAGTACTTGGAGAAGATAGACAGTCCGGATGTAGGGGAACTAAAGTCCCAAGCGTATTTGAAACTGTACAATCGGAAAGTAAAAAACCTGACAGTCAGCGGTGTTATTGGAAATAAAAAAGTCCGGGCAGGCTCAATGGTTCCGGTAATCTTGAAGCTGGGTGATGTAAAAGTTGCAAATTACATGCTGGTGGATAAAGTAACGCATACATTTAACAACCATCAGCATATAATGGATCTTCATTTATCGGGAGGTGGTTTTAGTGCCGAATGACAGTCTGATACAACTGATCAAACGTATTGCAGTCAGCGCTGTAGAAGCATCCAAGCCTTGTAATACATTTACTGGGAAAGTAAGGGACATATCACCATTGGAAGTCAGTATTGGACAAAAGATGGTACTGGATGATGAATTTATTACACTTACAAGCACTGCAAGAGAAAAAATAAAAAAAGGTTCAAATGTTCTTATGCTACGCCAGGCGGGAGGACAAAAGTATGTAATCATTGATACTTTGTGACGGGAAGGTGGGCTGCATGATACCAGAAAACGAAAATTACGAAAATTTTGACGAAGATGAAGAGGATGATATTGACGAAGGTTTTGATGTGGGCTCGGAACCATCCCTAACATATGCGATGAACCTTGATAGGCATGTTTTTGTTGGGAAGGTAGATGAAACTGAGGCAATACGTCAGTCAGTAATAAAAATCCTTAACACGGAGAGATATGAGCATGAAATATATTCCTGGGATTATGGTGTCGAGTTGCAGGATTTATACGGCAAACCAATGCCCTATGTCATGAGCGAGGTAAAGCAGAGGGTGATAGAAGCATTAACGGCAGATGATCGTATTGAATCAGTGGATGATTTCACTGTAAAAAGAACAGGGAAGCATACTCTTCATTTGACTTTTACAGTTACCACCGTGCAGGAAGATGAATTTGAAATGGAAAGCGAGGTTGAATTGTAATGTTTGAGGAGCGCGGATTTGAAGCGTTAATGGAACGTATGCTGGAAAATGTCAGCAATGATTTTGACAAAAGGGAAGGCTCCGTTATTTACGATGCAATCGCCCCGGCAGCACTGGAACTTGCGGAGTTCTATGAAGCCCTGGATATGGTGATGAACGAAATGTTCGCTGAATCAGCGTCTTATTATTATTTAGTAAAAAGGGCGGCAGAAAGGGGGATGATCCCAAAAGAGGAAACATGTGCAATTGGGAAAATGGTTGTTACCCCCCAGGAAATTTCTATAAATGCCGGGGAACGTTTTAATATGGCGTCTTTAAATTACTCAGTGGTAGAACCAATTGAAGGGGAGCCTGGGGCGTATAAAATCCAGTGCGAAACAGCCGGGACAGAAGGAAACCAGCAACTGGGGGCATTGTTGCCGATTGAGTATGTGGAAGGACTGGAAACTGCTTCTCTAACAGAAATATTGATACCGGGCGAGGATGATGAAGATGTAGAAACATTCAGGGAACGATATTTTTCCTCATTTAAAAACGAAGCGTTTGGGGGAAATAAAGCAGATTATATTAACAAAGTAACTAGCATGGATGGAATCGGTGCATGTAAGGTTTTCAAGGAATGGAAACAAGGATATGCGCCATCTGATATGGTACCGTGTGCGGAAGTTACGGATTGGCTTGCAGGCCAAACGGAAGCTACGGTTGGTGCTGAGGTATATAAATGGCTGGAACGTGTGCACGGGGCAGGTGAACAGGGCCTGTTGATTACTGGGGGGGCAGTAAAAGTTGTTATCATCACATCTGAATTTAAGGAACCGTCAGCAGTACTTATAGATACAGTTCAACAGGCGTTAGATCCTTCCGCAGGTGAAGGCGAAGGTATTGTACCGATTGGGCATATTGTCCATGTGTCAGGGGTAAAAAACAAAACGGTGGATTTTATATTTACAATCACGTATGAAACAGGTTATACGTTTGAAACCCTGCGGGAGTCAATAGAGAGCGCTGTTGACTCTTATTTTTTACAGCTAAGGCAAAAATGGGCAAAAAGCGATAATATTGTAGTCCGCGTTAGCCAGCTTGAAAGTCTGTTGCTTGGCTTGGAGGGAATTATTGACATTGAGGATACCAGGATTAATGGAACTGCAGGTAATCTAGTTTTGGGTGCTGAACAGATTCCAGTAAGGGGGGATATCAATGGATGAGGCTGTAGAACGGGGAAGTCTCTTGGATTATTTGCCTGATTTTATGAAACAGTTTCTTGAAATAAGAGAAATCATGAAAACGGAAGATAAAGAAATGGATGAAATTGATTCCAATATCCAAAGGGCGCTTGATAACGCATTTATAGAGGAGTGTGACGAATATGGGATTTTAAAATATGAAGCACTGCTGGGGATTACAGTCAGCCAACAGGAGAGCTTAAGGGCAAGAAAAACAAGGGTGCTCTCACGGTGGAATGATTTTCAGCCGTGCACTTACCGTAGGTTTTTGAAGAAACTGGACATTCTTTGTGGTATGGGAAATTATAGGGTTGATGGCATCTTAGAGGATTACCAACTATGCATAGCGATATCAGGGAAAGCCATTGAAGCAAGGGGGGAGCTAGAAGAAATGTTAAAAAAGATGTTGCCGGAGAATATCAATTATAAAATTTTTGAAGAACATCCAGTTACAGGACATATCTGCATGGGGGCGGTTATGCAGCAGGCGGAAATCATGGATATAAGGCAGGTGGTGTGATATGGCATTCGGAGGCATGATACTGACAAACAAAGGCCGGGAAGCACTGACGCGGGCACAGCTTGGCGGACAGTTGAAATTTACGGGGGTAGCAGTCGGGGACGGAAGCTATGGAGGGAGCTTTAACGACATAAAGTCGCTTTCCCACCGGCTGGCAGTCCTGGACGTGCTACGGGCGGACACAAAGGATAATGTCTGCACAGTGGAAGCAGATTTATCAAATGCGGGGCTTACGGAAGGCTATTACCTGAGGGAAATCGGCATACTGGCAGAATGCGGCGATGGTGAAGTGCTTTACACATACGCTAACGCCGGGGCGGATGCAGAATACATCCCCGCGGGTGATGGCGCGGTAAACATAGAGAAAAGGCTACGCTTCTCTTTAATCACGGAAGGTGTAGAGAATATCACCTTTTCGCCGTCCAGCGTGCTCTACCTGGCACAGCGGGACTTTGAAGAGGCAATGCAGGGCATACAAGGGCAGCTTGACGGGAAAGCAGAGAAGAGTGAGGTGGAAGCCCTGGCAGAAGCGGCATTTTCCGGGAGCTATAATGACTTGAGGGATAAGCCGGATATCCCCGCAGCTGTTAGGGTGAAAGGGGAAGTCGAAGAGGAATACAGGACAGGCGATGTAGATATCACAAAAGAAAATATCGGGCTGGGGGATGTGCCTGACCGGATAGAAAGTTTGGAAGCAATGGTAAAACGACTTGCAAAAGAAGTGCTCTATGCGAAGCCCGTGGAGTTCAGTCTGTTATCTAATCCACCAATCAAAGGGCAAGTAGGGCAGACATTAACATTTATCTGCAAACTGGTCTTGGATTCTTCAAAGATGACCTCTAAAGAAATTCTGGAAGAGACAGCAGCTGATATCACCTGGGTGAGCAGTAACACCACGATAGGCAGTGTGACAGGCTACTATATTAGAACAAGGGATAATATAACAGGTAGTATATACGTAAATATCTTAGGGCATAAAAGCGGTAATGTAACAGTTACAGGAACTACATCAAACGGCATGAGCGTAAACTGTACGGCAGTGTTTAGTTGATTGACAGGGAGGGTGTGACGTGCGAATCAGGGATAAACCGTAAGGACAGAGAAGTGTTTTATCTGGACTGGAAACGGAACGAAATCAATAAAAACGTTATCAAAACTAATAGAAACGTATCACGGCACTCATTTTCCGGGGGGGGGCTGTTTTTTATTCCGGCAAGGTGCCGGGGAAAGGAAAGAAACATGAACGCAAATCATATAAAAGCTGTCTTTTCGGCAGCGTTTGGATTTTTAACATCCCTTCTTGGGATTCTGGCGATTCCGGTCGTCCTCATGGTGTCCTGCAACGTGATTGACTATATCACGGGGCTTATGGCATCTGACCGCAGGGGGCAGGAGATTACATCGTACAAAGGGCTGCGGGGCATCCGCAAAAAAGTGTGTATGTGGCTTTTGGTGGTTGTAGGGGCTATCATAGACCAGCTATTGCTGTATGCTTCAGCAACCGTAGGGATAGGGCTGCCGTTTACGTTCCTGGTAGCCTGCATCGTAGCCCTGTGGATTATATGCAATGAGATTATCAGCATCCTTGAGAATATAAAAGACATGGGAGTACCAATCCCGTCATTCCTCACACCGCTGATCCGGAACATCAAATCCCAGGTGGAAGCGATGGGGGAACAGCAGACGGGGGATACTGAAGAGAATGACAGAGAGGGCGAATAGCCGGCCTTTTTGTATGCTGCGAAAGTGCAAAGACTTGAAATAGGAGGAAGATAACATGATGGAATTAAAAGAAACAGTTGAAATGATGAACAGTGCAGATTATAAGGAGCGTTTTAAGGCAGAGTATCAGCAGGTGGTTATCCGCTATCAGAAGTTGGCGGCAATGTTGCAGAAATGGGATAAAGGCGAACTGAACTTCACGCCGACCTGTCCGAGAAGCACATACAATATGCAGGTGCGGGCTATGACTGATTATATTGCGGTGCTTGAAGCAAGAGCAGTCATGGAGGGCGTGGAGTTAGGAGAGTAAGCCGTTTATACGCTGATACCGAGGTTTGAGATTGGAGGAAGGTAAAACAATGATTGAGCTATTTATCAAAATAATCCTATGCCATTTAGTGGGGGATTATGTTTTACAGTGTGATTTTATTGCGCAGACAAAAGGAAAAAATTGGTATCACTTGTTTGTGCATTGTGCGCTGTACATCCTGCCTTTTTACCTATATTTTGGGGTTAATTGGCAGTTGGCGGTACTTTTTGCAACTCACATTATCATTGACCCATTAAAGGCAAGATGGAATAAAATCACATATACACAAGACCAAGTCCTACATTATATAAGTGCGTTTATTCTTTATCTGATCGTGGGGTAAGTGCCTGTGGGCGAAGAAATCAAAGAAGATGCTGCGAAAGTGCAGCAGGAAAGGAGAAACATATGACACATAAAATCATTAACGCTAT